AACTGGGCTGTAGTCAAGGAAGACGGTGAGCTATTGGCTTGTCACGATTCACAAGAGTCAGCAACAGAGCAAATGATTGCTGTATCACTATCAGAGGAGGTTGAACCCGGTGGCACTTACAACGGAACTTTTGAAAGAAATGAAGGACAACGGCAAGAAGCGCGTGACCTCCCAGAAGCGTACCGCCCAGCCAATTCAGAAGACGTCCCAGAAGGCAGAGCCTGTGGCAACTGCATCTTCTACAGAGAAGAACAGCAAAACGATGAAGGACTCAGTTACTGCGAGCGCTGGGAAGAGTATGTCAGAGGAGACTACTACCGCAAAATTGACGAACTCAGAGACGCCTCGCGCAAAATCGAGGAAATCCGCCAAGTAGACCTAGACCCCCCTGCTTACATGAGGGCAGCAGCACGCAGAGGTCTGCGCTTTTACGAAGAGGGACTGGGCGGAGACGGACTTACCTCTAAGACCGTAAGCGAAGCCAGAGCAATGGCAGCAGGCAACGTAACTGCAGATAAGTGGGTCAGGATTGCAGCTTGGATTGCTAGACACATGGATGACCTAGATTCACCCGCCGCCAACCCTAGCGACGATAACTTTCCTAGCGCTGGAGTTGTGGCACACCTACTCTGGGGTAGCGGTGTTACAAAGCGAGCAGCTGAGAGAACTATGGGCTACGCGGAAGGCGTAGTAAGAAGACTTGAAGAAGAAAATAGGTCACTAGTGAGCGTGGAGGCAAAAGATATGGCAAAAATCGAGACTCGGTTGATGGTTTCACCATTTGAGGTTCGCGAAGAAGGCAATGGCATGACGTTTAGCGGTTATGCGGCTATCTTTAATAGCGCAAGTGAGCCTTTGCCATTTACCGAGAGAATTGCACCGGGAGCTTTCAAGCGCTCACTCAGGGCAAGAAACGACATAAAGTTACTGTGGAATCACGACACAGGTTCTGTACTCGGTTCTACAAGAGCCAACACTCTAAGGCTAGAGGAAGACAGTTATGGACTAAGGGTGACTGCAGACCTACCTGACACTCAGCAAGGACGTGACGCAGCTTACCTAATCAAGAGGGGCGATGTGTCAGCAATGTCTTTTGGTTTCTCCGTACCTAGGGATGGTGACGAATGGAGCAGGGATGGAATGGAAAGAACTTTGACATCAGTAAGACTCCACGAAGTCAGCATTGTGGCATACCCCGCGTACAACGAGACATCAGGGAAGACAATGGTAAGAAACCTAGACCTAATCGCAAAAAGGGCAAACGTGAACATAGACGACCTTTCAGACGCGATTCTGAAGATTGAAACTGGCGAAAACTTGACACCAGAAGATGCAGAAGTGCTAACATCTGTAATCAAAGACTTATCTCCTGAGGAGGAGAAAGAAGTCGAAAACGCAGAACCTGAGCTAAACTCAGATATGCTAGAGCTAAAGAAGAAAAAGCTTCAGCAACTACTAAAAGGAATATAAATGGCTACCAAAGCAGAAATCAAGGAAGCAATCCTAAAAGCTTCAGGCAACCCAGAGTCAGGCGTTGTGTTCAAGAACGTAGACGCATGGGCTGACGCAATCCTAGCGCTCGACACTCCTACCAAGCCAACCGAGAAGGTTGAGGAGAAGAGCAAGCTAACCAAAGAAACGCGCACTCTTTCAGCCGAAGAAACTCGGTAAGCGTTTCCCCTCCTAGTCTAGTTTGTCGCTAGGAGGGTTTTTCGCGCCCTTTGGGGTACATAGCTCTTGTAGAATAGTCGTAACGGAAGTGAGTCAACTCTGCCGTCACATTCAGTTCCGCGTCAACGCGACTGGAAACTGTAAGTACTATCTATAGGAGATATATAAATGTCTGAGTTCATTAAGTCTCAGCAAGAACTCCGCGCAAACCTAACGCTGCAGATTCAGGAAGCCCTTGACGCAGCCGAAGAGCGTGGCGGTCTTGACGCTGAGACAACCGAAAAAATCAACCGCATCGAGGCAGACATCCGTCGTGCCGAAGAAGCAATCGAAATCGCAGGTCGTAACGAGGAGCGCGCAGAACAAGCTGTAGAAGCTTCTAGAGGATTCAGCCCAGCTGCTGAGACTTCAACAAGCGATGACGACGCACTACGTGCAATCATCAACGGAGAAAGTCGCTCTCACACATTTGAGAAGCGCACAATTACCTCTTCCGACAACACCGTACCAAAGAGCTTCTACGACGAGGTATTCTCCGTAGCACGTCTCGCTGGTCCGATGCTGGACGTATCACAGGTAATCAGCACCACTTCTGGTGAGGACTTGACTATCCCAACCTTGACTGCATACTCAACTGCAACCATCAAGGGCGAAGGCTCAGCTATTGCCGACTCAGAGCCGGGATTCAGCTCAATCACCTTGGGTGCATACAAGTACTCATTCCTTGTACCTGTCAGCAACGAGTTGCTCGTAGACGCTGGTTTTAACCTCTCAAGCTTGATTGCTGAGCAGGCTGGTAACGCAATTGGATTCGGTGTAAACGCTGGATTGACCAACGGAACTGGAACTGTAGAGCCAACTGGTGTTGTAAACGCTTCTGGTTCAGGTATTACTGGTGGAACTAGTGTTGACGGTGCATTCACCGCTGACAACCTAATCGACCTTCAGTACAGCCTTGACGGTGCTGCACGTAGGCTACCCGGTGTTGCATACATGGCTGCTGGTTCAACCATTGGCGCAATGCGTAAGCTAAAGGACGATGCAGGTCAGTACTTGTATCAGGTCAACGTTGGACAGCCAGACACCTTTGCTGGTTACAACGTTGTAGAAAACCCTGCTATGGATGAAATTGCACTTGATGCAAAGAGCGTGGTCTTCGGACACCTACCTTCTTACAAAGTAAGAATGGCTGGCGGTCTACAGATTGCACAGTCAACTGACTACGCCTTCAACCAAGACGTAACCACCTTCCGCGTGCTAATGCGCGTTGATGGAAACCTGACCCACGCTGGTCACATCAAGAGCTTCGTTGGAGCTGCTAGCTAGCACTAACGAAATAAGCTGAGAGGTGGGAGTCGCAGGTTGCTCCCACCTCTCTTTTTATGTATGCTGTACGCATGGGCAAAAAAGGACATCCTGCATCACAGCTAAAAATTGACGGCACAGTTACCGTATGGAGTAATTCCTACGACACTCCTACAGGCTACGGAGTACAAACTAAGTATTTAATTGACCGACTTATGAGGCACAAAGCGAACACAGCAATGCTGTCTAACTTTGGACATCAGGGTCAGGTATCTACAATAAACACGCCTTATGGCGATGTAAGGCACTATCCAATGGGCGTGGACGCATACTCACAGGACGTAGCGCCGATTGACCACATGTCATTTGCCAAACAGTTTCAAGTAAAAGACATAATGCTGTCTCTTTATGACGTATGGGTTATGTCTAGCCCCTATTACGACCAAATTGACAAAGTAGCTTCTTGGACACCCTTAGACCACATCACAATGCCACCAAAGGTAGAGGCTTGGTTGCGCAGGGACAATGTTTTACCGATAGCTATGTCACCATTCGGTCATCAGCAAATGAATGAAAAGCAAATTGACAATGTCTACATCCCTCATGGCGTAGAGACTAACGTCCTAAAGCCAACAGAAAAATTGCCTAATGGACAGCACATCAGAGACTATATGCAGACAGGGGATAAGTTTGTTGTTGGAATGGTTGCAGCAAATAAAGCTAGCGGTCTTATACACAGGAAAGCGTTTAGTGAAAATATCCTTGCTTTCAGCCTCTTTCACAAGCAACATCCTGATTCAGTTCTTTACATTCATACTGAGCCTACTAATACTCGTCTTGGCTGGAATCTCTTGGAGCTTGTACGAGGGTGTGGACTTCCCAAAGAGGCGGTTATCTTTCCCAATACAACCGAGTACAGATACGGCATTCCACAAGAGCAACTAGCAGCCCTCTACACAGGAATGGACGTGCTTTTAGCCCCTAGCTATGGTGAAGGGTTTGGAGTGCCTACAGTAGAGGCTCAGGCGTGCGGTACAAGGGTTATAGGGTCAGCTTGGGCAGCGACACAAGACTTAGTGTCAGATGATGGTTGGTTGATAGATGGTCAGCCGCAGTGGGATAACAGTCAGCTAGCTTGGTGGTCTATACCTAATGTACAAAGCATTCAGAAGTCTTTGAACGAGGCTTACGACGCTCCTAGAGAGCGTAGCGAGGTAAGTCAGAAGTTTGCTAAGCAGTTTGACGTGGACAAGATATGGTATGAGAAGTGGTTGCCTTTCTTCAAGACACACCTAGGCTAGAATATTAGCAAGGAGTTTTCATGATTACTAACGGTTACTGCTCACTGGCTGACGTCAAGAGCGCACTTAGAATCACTGATTCAGTTGATGACACAATTCTAGAGTTGGCGGCAGAGTCTGCGTCTAGGCAAATTGACGGCTATTGTGAGCGGGTATTTTACGAAGAGACTGATACTCGTATTTACACTCCTCAAGATTCTTACGTATGCGTAATTGATGATTTAGTGTCACTAACTACCTTAAAGACTTCAGACGATGCAGAGGGCGTGTTTGACACTACATGGCTTACTGGTGACTATCAACTAGAGCCCTTGAATGGCAGGGCTGGAGGAATAAACACTCCTTACACGCAAATTCGTGCTGTAGGTGACTTCCTATTCCCAACAGTAGGCGAAGAAGCAACAGTCCAGCTAACAGGCTCATTCGGTTTCAGCGAAGTACCCACAGCAGTAAGGCAGGCGTGTATCCTGCTGGCAGCTAGACAGTACAAGCGTTATGACAGCCCACTCGGTGTTGCTGGTTTCTCTGACCTAGGTGTAATTAGAGTTTCTAACATTGACCCCGACATTGCCAAACTACTAGAACCATTCCAGCGAGTGAGGATGGCTTGACAGACATAAGCGCAATGAGGCAAGCTATTGCTAAGAACCTTGACACTATCTCAGGTCTTAGGACTTCTGCAGAACTTCCTGACAACCCTAATCCGCCTATTGCCGTTATACAAATGGACGGAATTAACTATGACGAGGCTTTTCAGCAGGGATTGACAATTTTCAACTTCACTATTATGGTGATTGTTGGAAGAGCCGCAGAGAGATATGCTCAGCGCAAATTAGACGAGTACTGCTCGCAAAATGGTGCATCAAGTATCAAACTTGCTGTAGAATCGGATAAGAGCCTTGACGGTAATGCTTACGACGTCCGCGTTGCAAGTCTTAACAACATTGGCTCTCTGCAACTGAATGACCAAGAGTATCTGGCTGCGGAGTTTTCCGCAGTCGTGTACGCATAAGGAGAATAAATTGGCAAAATATGTAGTCACCGGAACTAACGTCACCTTTAACGGTGAGGACATTTCTGACGCCTGCGCCCGCGCTGAGCTGGTCATCAACTCAGCGGAGGTCGAGACCACCGACTTCGGAAGCAACGGCTGGACAGAGGTAATCGGAGGACTGAAGAGCGGACAGGTTTCTTTGGACTTCCACAACGACTTTGGGACTGGTGGAGTTTCAGAACTCTTCGCAAACCTAGTCGGAACAATCGGTACTGTTACACTAAACCCACAAGGTTCAACTGTTTCAGCAACGAACCCAACCTATACAGCAGAAGTTCTAGTTACATCCTTCACCCCAATCAGTGGTGCTGTAGGAGACCTAGCTACTTTCTCTGTTACCTTCCCAACAACTGGTGAAGTAGCATACGCAACAGCATAAGGAATATAAATGAGAATCAACCTGCAAATCAAATTCTCGGACGGCAATACTAAAGACCTGACAGCTAACGCTGCAGACTTGGTTGCGTTTGAGGATAAGTACAACATTAGTGCAGCTAAGTTGGGAGATGACCCTAAAATCGGTTATCTGCTATTCCTAGCTTGGCACGCTGACAAGCGTACTGGTGGTACTGAAAAAGAATATTCAGATTGGCTAAGCGACGTTGAACAGGTAGGTGACTCCAACAAAGACCCAAAATAAAGGGTCTCGGAGATTCCTCCGCACATTGGTATTTAGCTAGTGTGGCTTGTGAGACAGGTATTAGCCCCAGAGAGCTAATGCAGTTGGATGACAGAATGCTCTGGACTATGCACAGGTATCTGGTAGCAAGAAGTCAACCACCTAAAAAGTAGAAGCCGCCTCTCCGGAGGCGGTTTTCTTTTACTGTAGAATGTATAAGAGTAAGGTGGTAACGTGGCGGTAGGTACTAGAACTTTTACAACTAAAGTTGGTGGACGCACCAAAGAAGGTATTCAAGCTGAAATAGAGATTACCGATTACAGAGCTATTATCCGAGACCTTAGAAAACTAGATACAGAAATCCTTAGAGAGTTTAAGGCAGGCGCTAAAGACATAGCTAAGCCTGTTAGAGATGGAATCAAGCGAGAAATACCTCTAAAAGCACCCCTAAGAGGCTCTAGGAAGCGCACAAACGGCATGAGATACGGAATGCAACCAGCTAAGAACGGAATACCGGGAAGGCTGACTTGGGGGCAAGGAAAGCCTGCTAGGAGTGCTGTTATTAGAGAACAGAGCCCTAAAAAGTTTCCTACAAAAGGCAATATCTCAATTGTAAAGATTATTGTTGGCTCTCCTGCAACAGTCATGGCTGACATGGCAGGCAAGAGCAATGCATACACAGGGCGTAAAAGAATCACAGATTCATATCCATATACCTTTAGAGACGGAACTAGAGGCACAAGAAGGCATAAAATTAGAGGACAAGGTGCAGCTCTT